CAGTGATGATTGCGTCGCCGTAGTCGCCAGCAGACACAGATGATCCAGTGATAGTGCCGACGGCCCAGTTCACGACGGTGCCGGCCGCAAGTGCAGCAAGCGCGCTGTTCTGTGCGCTGTCGGCTGGATCTGCGAAGACAGTGATTTCGACGGTTGCGCCCTTCTTGCCAGCGATGAACTGCGCCCAGTCAGTCGACTTGTCGCTGATTTCAACAGCTTCGGCGGTGCGGTTCAGACTGTTCGACTGTTCGCCGCCAAGCCAAGTGTACGAAGAACCTACCTTGATGTAGGCTTTCTTTGTGTTTCCAAGTACTTTTGCCATAGTGGTATGAATTTTTGATGATTATTCTTCAGATTCAGGCGTGAACACGCTTTCGCCGGTTGCGGTCAAGCTGATTGTCCGTGATGCTACGCTGCCGAAGTCGTTTGTGTCGCTGACAGCCGTGATGATTGCGACGCCGGATTCGCCGAATTCGGGTTTGTCGTCGTCTTCATTGATGCCGCCGATTGCATATTCGACACGCGCGCCGGCGACAAGCGCTTCAATCGAAGCAAGCTGCGCAGCATCGTCAGCGTCTGCGAAGACAGTGATTTCAATCGTCGCGCCGCGTTTGCCAGCAATGAACTGCGCCCAGTCGTCAGACTTGTCGCTGACTTCGACGGCTTCAGCAGTGCGGTTGACGCTGTTGCTTTGTTCGCCGCCAAGCCAAGTGTAGACGTCAAGCGAATCTTCGACGCTTTCGCAGCGAATGTACGCCTTGATGTGATTGCCAAGTTGCTTTGCCATAGTGTGCGAATTTATTCTTGTGATTCATCGCTGCCGTTGTCGGCAGCTGCGTTGTTTTTCTCTACCCAGACAGTGACGTCTTGCAGTACGCGATAGAAGACGGCTGTGCTGTCTTGCGCTTCTTGTTCGTCGAACAGACGGATCTGCCCAGGAACAATGCCGATGACGTCGTAGCCTTCAAGCGACAGACCGGCATCTGCGAACAGCTTGTCGACGTTGCCTTCAAGAAGACTGACGATGTCAGCAACCTTTTCGCCGCTGACGCATTCAATCGTGCAAGTGACAGACCGCACTGCGTTGTCTTTCGTCTGTGGCGCATCTTCGACGACGCTGTGAATTTCGACGCGCGGCATGTTCGCCGTGCCGCCAATCTTCACGCCTTCGCGCGTCAGTGCCGTGCGAATCATCTTGAAGACAGATGCAAGTGCGCTTGTAAACTTTGACATATCAGTTGCGGTCTTTGTCTATTACACTGCGAATCGCGTCTGCGATTGCGCTGCTGATTCTGCGCTTGTTCTTTTCGACAGCCGGCGCGAAGAACGGGTGTGCGGTCGTTCCCTTCTTCGACATGGCGCGATTGATAAGAAACGCGATGCTGTTGATTTTCTTGCGGTCTGCGCGAAGCTTCTTCTGCACCCAGGCGCGAATGTCTTGCACTGGCGCCCAGTGTGCGCGGCTGCCGTATTCGACCGCAGCGGCATAGCCGCGCTGTGCGCTGTCGCTGAAGAATCCGATTTCGACTTCTTCTGTGTTCGGCACATTCTGCACGCGCCCAGACTGCGACAGACGGCCGGTGTTGTTCAGCGTGCCGTGATTGTGTCCGGCTGTGCGCATGTTGCGCTGCGCATCTGCGATGACGTGCATGCCAGCAGTCTGAAGACCTTTCTTCGCTGCTTTCTGCATGTCAACGAACAGCAGACGGTCGAAGTTCGCAAACAAGCGGTCTTCGCCTTCTACCCAGACGTGATTGCCAGTGCGTGCCATAACTACACAGACGGATTGTCGACGTGATACCAGGCCGTCAGATGCGTCAGCCAGCCGCGCATGTCGATGCTTTCAGGCTGCGAAAAGTGCAGAACGTGACCTTGCCAGATGACGCAGTTGTATTCGACGTTGACGCTTCTGAATTCGATGTCAAGTCCGATGATGTCGGCCTGCTGGAATGTCAGCATCGTCTTTGTCGCAGACATCTGACGCACACACGCATAAACTTTCAGCACTGGCGTCGGCGTGTCGACTGAAGCGTGACCGAAGTCGTCTTCCGTGACGTTCGCTTTCGCCAGCGTGATTTGCTGATTGAATCGGCGTGCGTTGCGTGTCTGTCTTAACATTGCGAAAGAATCTGTGCAAGTTGTTCGGTGTCTGCGCCGTCATACAGCGCCGTCGCATACTGAAGAACGACAGCGAACAGACTGTCTGCTTGCGCTGGATCTGGCCGCGTCTTGTAAGTGACGATGACTGTTTCCGCGTAAGCGGACAGAAGAAGAAGATTGCCGTCGCGCGTGAAGCCGATGTCGTCATCTTCGCCGTTGTGAACGCTGACGATGTCTTCGGGCGTGTGATACAGCTTGACGATGTTGCCGTCTTCGCGTGCGCGTTCTGACACGGTCAGCTTCAGTGTGCATGGAAGCAGCGACTTGCCGGCGGTGTCTTGAACAGTCTTCATCGCGCGCGTCAGCAGAAGCTTCAGCAGCGCGTCACGACTGTTGTCCGGCACGCTGGCATACTGCTTCAGCATGTCAAGCTGTGCTTTCTGCGGTTCAGCGCATTCGATGATGTCAAGACGTATCATTTCTTCTTGCGTTTGAACATGTTCTTCACTTTGTCAACAGCTGAAGTTGACGCAGCAGACTTGTCGTTAGCTGCGTCAGACTTCTTCTGCTGATCCGTCGCGTCGTCTTCTGTCTTGACAAGCTTGTAGTAGCCGTTGTCTATCATGTAGCGAATGACGGCGCAATCAGCAAAGCGAATGACTTCGCCCTGCTGAATGCCGTCGTGCGCCTTGATGACCTTGACTGTCAAGATTGCCATGTGTCAGACGTTTAGTTTGAAACCTGAAGCGCAGCGATTGCGGTCGTGGCGCTGGCAACATAGATAAGTCCCTTCTTTTTGGGTGTGGGGGTCTTGACCTGCACAGCCTTGCGGAAGTAGACGTCATAGCCGTCGTATGCGCCGTTGCGAATGAATTCCAGTTCGTAGCTGTTGCCGGCGTAAGGTTCGGCGCAGCTGGTGTCGGCGACGATAAGTTCGCCGGTGGAAAGCACGTCAGTCGGGTAGACCTTGATGCCGTCAAGCATGCTGTTGACCTTGTCGAAAAGGTAGTTGCCGTTGTCGTCCTTCAGGGACTTCAGCTGACGGTACAGCGCCCAGGTCAAGAAAGCGGCGTTTGCGTGATAGCCGGCTTTCGCAATCTGGTCTGCGGCGTCGAAGATGACATCTGCGATGTTGGCCTTTGCGACGGCGTGTGCGGCAAGTGCGCTGAAAGCGGTTGCGGCGCCCTTGATGCCGTAGACCTTGTTCGGATAGGTAGCGTCGCTGCCGGCGCCGTTGCAGATTTCGCTGTCAATCTTTGCATCAACAAGACGAACGCCTTCGTTGACACAGTAGTTGTACAGCTGTTCGAACCAGTCTTCGACTTCGGTAGAAATCTGCATGTAGGTGCAAATCTTGCCGAATGCGCGGGTCTTCTCTGCGAAAGCGACGTCAGACTTCGCGGTGTTCTGTGACAGTTCAGCGACGTAGTCAGCGCCAGACTGCGTTGTTGCTTCGATCCAAGCAAGCTTGTTGCCGGTGCGGGGGCGCATGCCGAAAGCGGCGATGAACACGTTTGCACCAGGAACAGCAGCGTGAATGGCGGGGTCTACCTGAAGACCAAGGAAGCCGTTCGGGCTGATGCTGCCAGTTGTGATGCTGGTGACACTTTTCACTTCGACAGTGATGCTGAACTTTTCAGCTTTGGCGGCGACTTTGGCGTCGATGTCAGACTTCTTGTCGTTCAGCGCGTTGCGGAATGCAGTCTTGAAGTCAACCGGCTTTTCAGACAGCTGCTTCTTCAGTTCTGCGATAGTAGCGGACTGCTCCTTAACGGAAGCGTCCAGATTGTCAATGCTGGTCTTCTGACCTTCAATGACGGTCTTCTGTTCCTTCACTTCGTTTTCAAGTGAAGCGGCCTTCTGTTCGGCCGTGGCGGCCTGCTGCTTTGCGGCGGCCACTTCTGCGGAAAGCTGTTCGGCTTTCTTCTTGATGTCGTTTTCAGGCATGGTAGTGAATTTTTAGAAAGTGAATGTGTTGTGTTGTCTACATATAGCTGAAGAAGCGGCGCGCGATTTCGTCTTCGACGACAGACTTCAGCTGCTGGATCTGTTCGTCAGACATCTGCTTCAGTTCATTCTGAAAGTCTTCAGACTTCGCGTCAAGCAGAATCGCTTTCGGGTTCGCTGCGCGCGTAACCGGCGACGCTTCGATGATAGTGATTGCGTCAAGCACGCGCACGTCGTATTCGTAGCCTTCGCGCTTTTCGTAGTGATAGCGGTCGGCATAGTAGCCGATGCTGAATTCAGTGATTGCGCCGTTCTGAAGCAGAAGAATCGCGTCTTTGCCGGCGCTGGTGGGAAGAATGTCGGCTTCAATCAGAAGACCGATTGCGTCGGCTTTCTTGTCGGTTATGACGCCGATGACTTCGCGTGCGTTGTGCTGATAGCACAGCTTCATGCGGCCGGCGTCTTCGCTTTTCAGAAAATCGTCGCATGCTGTCGGCGCGATGACGTCGCCGTAGCTGTCGATGTTGCCGAACGCGCAGACATACGCCTTGATGTGAAGACTTCCGTCTTCTGACACGGACTTCTGTTCGATGCGGCAGTCAAACGACTTGTGCAAAAGTTCTTTCGGTGGCATAGCTTTTTGAATTATTCTGCGCAAATGTATCGAATCGCTGTCGTCTTCGCGCGTCTTGACGTGTGCCGTTTTTCGCCACACATGAAAAACGAACGGCTGCGCAATCGCTGCGAAGCCGTTCCAGGTATCAAAAGATGAGAAAGAAAGTACAAGCGGCGGGTGCCGTGTCATTTCGGTATGCGAATGCAGCTGCAAGCGCAGTTGATGATTTCGCCGGCTGGCGCATTCAAGCTTGTGTCGTGCGGGTACAGCATGCGGCAGTCTTCAAGTTCGAAGTAGTCGTTCTGGTCGACTGTGATGCCGTCCATGACTTCGTGTGATTCGCGCGTATTGCCGACGCCGCTGATGCACCATTCCTTGACGAACGACACTTCAGTCGACTGCGCTGCGATGTCTGCGCTTTCTGCAAGTCCTATCATTGTTTCAGTCTGCGCGATCCGTCGTGCTTGCCATAGATTCAGCGGCGCGAATTCTTTCTTCACACGCTTGACAAGCGCTTCGACGCCGATGTTGACATCTTCGTTCAGCGCATCTGATAGAATGTTCTGCAAGTCGTCGCGAAGCGTGCCTGAAACGCTGACGATGTTGCGGCCGCAGCGTTCTGTCGCGAAGCTGCGCAGCGTCTGTTCCCAGATGCCAGACGGCGCGTCGGCCTTGCCTTTCGACAAGTCGCGCGTCACAGACTTCGCGTTCGGCAGTCCTGCGTTCAGATACAGTCCAGTCGTCCAGTCATACAGATATGCGCTTTCGTTCAGGTTGTTTTCGATGATGCGCGCCCACTGCGATTTGTCGTCGTAGTTCGCGCACAGCTTCAGAAGACGACTGACTTCGTTGCGACGAAGAATGACAAGCCGTGCGGCATATACTTTGCCGACGGCCAGTCCCTTGCGGCGCAAATAGTCCTGGTGCGCGCGCTGCTTCGCTGAAATCTTCTTTCGCATTATTCGTTGATGTCGAAGTCAGAAGCTTCGTTGCCGAACTGAACGCCAAGCGGCATGATGGGCTTGTCGGCCCAGTCTTCGTCGATGCGTTCGTAGTTGTTCGCTTCGCGCAGTTCGTTCAGCGTCGCGTGCATCTTCGCCAAGTCGTCAAGCGTTTCGCCGCGATTCTTCTTCAGCACTTCAATCTTGTCTGTGTCGACAGTCAGTTCGAACTGATCCGACAGTCCAAGATAGTGAACCAGGTCTTCGGCGAATTCGTTGCAAAGCGGAATCGCAAGCTGTTCGTAGATTGTCTTCTTCGCTTCTTTCGCGTTTTCGTACTTCGACTGTCCCAGATAGATGTCGACCGGCAGCTTGTACACGAAGCAAAGCACGTTGATTGCGTCTTTGTGTGAAGACAGAATCGACAAGTCGGCCGGATTGTCGCCCAGCTTGTGAACTTCGATTGCAGTGCGCATCGCGATGTTCTTGTTCGCGTTCTTCTGCGCGTTCGTCTTCTGTTCGATGTCGTCGACCTGCTGCGGCAGTGCCGGCGCAGCTGCGTGTGCAGACGGCGTGATGACGTTCGCGGGGCCGCCGTTCTTCAGCGTAGTCGCCTGACGCTGCATTGCGCGGTCGATGACTGTCAGATACACTGCGGCTGCGACGATTTTCGAAGTGCCATAGAATGATGTGTCGTCAAGATTGTAGTCGAACGACTGGAAACAGTTGCCTTCAAGCAAGATTTCGTCTTTGCCGCTGGTGCCGGTCAGCTTGATGCCCTTGAACGGCGCAGTGATGCCGCCGCGGTCGATTTCGACGCGCTGCCCTGGAATGATGTACATTTCTTTCGGCGTGCGATCCTTGCCGGCCTTCTTCGGTGCATAGACCAATGCGTCGCCGAACAGCAGCTTGTTGATTGCCCAGGCGGTCAAGAACTTTCTGCGCGTGAAGCGGTCATTCGGCTTGTTCAGCAAGTCAAGAATCGGGTGCGTGTCAACGTAGTCGCCTTTCTTGATGTCATACAGTTCAAGATACTTCGCGACTTCGCCGACATTGTCAGCGATGTAGTTGATGACGCCCATGACCGGCGCAAGCGTTTCGTATGCGTTCTTGATTTCAAGACGCGAAAAGCGCGCAAGCTGGCCCATTTCAAGACCTTTCAGCTGTG